CGGGATCATAAATCCTTGAAGAAGTTGCTGCAAAAGGAACACAAAACACTCTGCCGTCTGGTAACAACACTCCTCCTGCATAAGCACTTGTCCCAGGATAAGTTCCTGAAGGAGTTGTAATAATATTGTTAACGGGATCATAAATCCTTGCAGAAGTTGCTGCAAAAGGAACACAAAACACTCTGCCGTCTGGTAACAACACTCCTCCATGATAAGCACTTGCCCCAGGATAAGTTCCTGAAGGAGTTGTAGTAATATCGTTAACGGGATCATAAATCCTTGCAGAAGTTGCTACATAAGGAACACAAAACACCCTGCCGTCTGGTAACAACACTCCTCCATAATAAGCACCTCCTCCAGGATAAGTTCCTGAAGGAGTTGATAGAATATTTTTTATAGGAGCATTTCTGGCTGCGTATTGAAGTTCTTGAATAGCTTTAAGAAATTGGTTTCTTTTAATTTGGAGTTTAGCGACCCCATGATAAGAAGGCTGTTCTAATCCATTATTCAAATTTACAAAAGCAGAATTCAACCCTTCCATATTAGAAATGGAATTTCCTTGCGAAGTAATAGAAACTGAAATATTATAAGAGTCTGAATCATATGGATAATGATCTTCTAATAAAATTTCTCCAAAATCTCCGCTTAAAACTGTATCTGCCATTTTGTTTTCCTATGAAAGTTCTTTTTCTTATATTTATAAAACATCTTTCAAACATTCAGAATTCAAAAATTTAATAATATTGTCAGATCCGAATTCAATAAATTTCAATTCTTCTTGTATAATTTCTTTTTGTTCAATTCCGTTTAAATATTCCCAAAAGTCGTTTAGGATATACATTCCAACACTACCAGAAGAAAAATTTATTACTCCTATAAAAGCATCTTTAAATTTGCATTTTTTAGAAGTTTGTTTAGTTTTCCAAGAAATATCTCTTTTATTTTGCATTAACAAGATAAATAACAACATTCTTTGAATATACAAAGATTCCATTGTATTAAATCCATCTGAAATATTTAATTCTTTTCCTTTAATAATTAATTTACTCATTCTATTTTTTTATCCTTAATATATAACTCAGCTAAATTTTCATATAATATCTAAAAAATTCTTTACCTAAATTTTGTTGTGAATTATATAAATTTACTAATTCTTTTTCTATTTCATTATTAATATTCATAATTTTTCTATAAAAATAATAAAGGAAGGTTTGTAGTACTTTAATATTTACTTTCTTCTGCTAACAAAACAACTATGCTCTGATATATTTTATAGACACTTTATACAAATTATTCATACAAATTCCTCTTTAATATAATTATAAATTTCTTTGTTTCTATTATATTGATGAACAATTGAAAACTCTTTTCCATTAGAAGTTTTAACTAAATTATTTTCAAATTTAGGAACGTCTAATATATTATATTTTTGATATGTTTGCCAATTGTTATTATAATTATCGTCTAAAGAAGTTCCTAAAGAACATCCATATCCATCATTTACAGAACAAAATTTTGTAACTGACTTAAAAGGTTCTGTATTTAAAATAAAATTTAAAACTGCTTGATCTGGATTATGTACACTTCTGTTTAAAGAATATTGAAAAATATTTAAAAACAATCCTTTCATATATTCAGATTTTCCAGATAAAATACCGGCATTATAAATTTCTTTTTCTTTATAAAGTTCATAAAAAAGAGGACCAAAAGTTTGTTTAAAATTTTCCTTTCCCCAATCTTCATTTATATATCTAATATTTTCAGAAGTAACTACAATCTTTTTATCTTGAATATTATTTTCTAACCATTTAAAAGGATTATTCTGAAAATAAATATCTCCTACATCACAAGCAATAACATTATTAAATAAATATCCAAAATCATTAAGATAATCATAATACATAAAAAATCTTAATACGACTAGTGCCATTTTCATATCATAAAAATATTTTCTATTTTTATCGTCTTTTCCATAAGCTACAACTTCAAATCCGTTATCTACGATTTCATCAACAGTGTCATAGGTAGCATTAAAAACTATTAATGTTTTATGATCGTTAGGACAAACTTTTTTTAATGAATAGATATAAGGTTTAAGCTTGTTGAAATCATAGTTATCAATAGCTCCAATAACTAAATTCTTTTTATTTTCTTGCATATTAAGTTTCCTTGTTTTCTTTATGTTTTATCTTTTTCATATATATATTATAATTGAAATCTTACATAAATTTTAGTTGGAGATATAGGAAAATAAAGATTAAGTGCTGGACATAACCAAAAACTATTTTCTCCTAATTTATTTTTAAATTTATAATTTACTACTTTATATAAAGTGCCAGAAAATTCATATCCTATTTTCTCTACTTCATATTGATATCCTTTAAAAGGAAGAGTTGAAAATAATAATTTGAATCCTTGTTTTCCTTTTTCTAAAATATCATTTTCTCTTAAAGCATATTCAATAAAATCATCAGCTCCTCCTACAAAAGGTTCTTTATTTAAAGAAACCCTTTCATCATTAAAAACCCACATACCATTAAAATATGGCTGTATCATAAAAATTGAATTATTCATAGCCATTCCTCCTTTAACCAATCTTATAAACAAACTCTTTAATATTATTATTTTGAATAGGTATTTCTCCTTTTAATCTAGAATTTCCTTGAAGAAAAAATTCTTTTTTAGGAGAAGTTTCAGAAGATCCTATTCTATAATTTAAAGTATAATTTTTAGTAGAATCAAAATTAGGAAAATTTTGTTCTAATATAGAATATACTTGTCTATCAATTCCCCATTCTCCATACCAAGCAGACGCAATTCTAATAGCAATTTCTTGTTTAATCATATAAGAAGAAGTATCAACTAATTTATAATCCAAAATCTTTTGATATTTTCCAACAGATTCAAATTCATCATTGCAAATATAATTACCTTCTTTATCAATAATTTTACGATATGAATAGGTCCAATCTAAATTATTATTTTCAATTATATTAACAAGACTTTCAATATGATTAGGTTCAAAATAATTATCTTCATCAAGATAAACTACATAATCACAATTAATTAATTGTGAAATTCCAGCATAAATTCTATGAGAATAAAAATTTTTGTCGTTCCAGTTTCCTACATTTTCTGGCAAAATTATTAATTCAAATCCATTCATATTATAACAACTATAAAACAAATCTTCTACTTTTTCCCCATATTTTTTTCCATCAACTACAAGATAAACTATGATATTATCATATGTTTGGCATTTAATAGAATCCAAACATGCTTCTAAATATTCTGATCCAATAGTAGGAACTATAATACCAACTCTTTTATTCATATTTATTCTCCTATAATATGATTACCTTTATTCGTTAAAATAAAAATCCAATAAACCTTCTATTTCAAAATTATAAATAGAAGTATCCAATAAATTTTATCCCCTTTACATATAACTTTATTTTTACTTATTCCTGTTAATATCCAAAATTTATCTTTAAAATATTTTCTTTGAAAATTTAATACTTCATTTAAACTACCTTCAAAAGGAAAAGTAACTGGTTATGTTCTTCCTTTCCTATTTTCTCATTTTCTAATATTCTCCAAAATTAGGAATTCCTCTGGAGATTTGTCTAATAAAAAAACATAAACCGTTCTTACCCAATCTCAATAAATTCCTTGTTCCGAAACATGTTTATATAATTGTTTATACTAGATTACTTCTTAATTCATCTCTAACTTCTGTTAAAATTTTACCTAATAAATTTTTTCCTTTCCAATATTTCTTATTATTAATATCAGGATGATTTTCATCCATTCCAATGCCCCAAATATTATCTTCAGGAGAAGCTTCTACAAATTCTAAATTTTCAGTATCTAAAATCTCTTTTAATAAATACTCATTTTGAGAAAATTTTGCATATATCCCTTTTTTAACAATTTCCTTTCTTTTATTACTCCAAACTTGATCATTGTAATTTTCAACTAATCTTCCTAATCTTTTTTGTTCTTTGGGATAAGAAGTTATCATTATTTTCTTGGCAGTAGAAAAATCTTCAAATAATAATGCTTTTTTATGCATCATATATTGCTCTACACAATTATACTTAATACCATCAACCTTAAAATTACATTTATGCCAATTCGAATAAATTCCTGACCAAAAAAATACATATCTATCGGTAATCTTCATATCATATTCCTAATTATATTTGGTTAATACTCAAGTTATACTACATAATGAGATTTTAGATCTTTTTTTCCTTTAAAACTTTCATTTATCTATTTAACATTTCACTTGTTTTATTATACTATTAAAAATTAAGATTGTCAATATTATATTAATTTATGTATTTAATCCATTTTCTATGATGTTTTCTTACTCCATTGTATACTGCATTCATTAATTTATAATTTAAACCATTTTCTCTACAAAAAAGACTAAATTTTTGTTGAGGAATTTCTACTATTTCATTATTAGGATTTAAAAATTTATACATCCTTTCATTCCTAGATGAATATTCTTTATTATCTACTCTCTTAAATTCTTTATGATAGTTCCTTTTTCCTAAATGTAAATCGTACATAATTCTTTTATTTAAATTATTATCTTTACAAAATTTATCCAATTCGGAAGAAAAAATATTTATAATATCTCCTTCTGGAGAAATAAAAGAATATTTTTTTCCTTTGCCACTTTTAGGAACCGAAACAGTATGATTAATATTAAAATAATTTTTATAACTTTTTCGCTTTCCTCTAAATACCTTCATCATTGTAAAGAAATTTAAATTATATTCTTTACAATATCTTACTAATTCAACAAAATTAAATTTTAACAAAGAACCATTAAATAAAAACTCATAATAATAATTATTAATATATTTCAAGTTTTTATATTCTTTATATGAATTAGTTTTAGAATCGCATAACCTTTTCATCATAAAAATTTTTAATCCATTTTCTTTGCAAAAATTTATAAATTTTTCTTCATTAAGTTCTATTAAATTATATTCTTTATCTAAAAATCTATAAATCTTAGAATTTTCTTTCTTAGAATTGAAATAATTTACGTTCTTATATTCATTATGTTCTTTTTGTTTTCCATTTCCTACTTTTCTCATACAGCAAACGTTTAGATTATTTTGTTCACAAAATTTAGATAAGTATTTTGTTTTTATATAATTCCCTTCTGGATCTATAAATTCATATTCTTTCGTATATTTTTCAAGTTTTTTAGTTATAGTTTCTTTTGAAATTTTATTCCCCAATCCGTTTTTATTTCCTTTAAGTTTTTCGCTAATTTTTCGTTTTCTTTCTTTAGAACATTTGTTTCCACCAATTCCATCACCGCCTAATGTCATATTATAACCATTAAAATTTTTATAATAAATAAAACTTTTAAATTCTTTTATAAAATATCTCTCCATTTCTTTTAACGTATGTTCACGGTCTTTAGATTGATATAATACTTCCCACGAAAAAATATCTTTTCCATACTTTCTTATAGCCCTATGAAAAACTGTATTATAAGTTTTAGTGTTTATATTAAAAGCATCTCTATTATGGTTATACATCCTTTTTGGCCAGTTAGAATCAAATCCTATATAAACTTTTTTGTTAATTATATTAGTTGCTTTATAAATGGTATAAATTTTCATATTAACTTAAAATTTAAACCCTTCAAAATTTCTTTTTCTATCTTCATTCCTATTTAATATTTCTTCGGTTCCTATATCTACTATTTCTTCTTGTGCAGACGATTCTACATTATATAATCTTTGCTTATCATAATCAACTCCGATAACAAACTTAGTATATTTATTCTTATTAGAATATCTACTTTTTAATTGTTTAAATAAATATTGATTTAATGAAGCTAATTCATCAGAAGTTATTATTACACAAACAAAATCTCCCGTAAATTGAATTCCCATAGATTCTGCAATATCTTCTGCGGTAGGATCAGAACTTCTAGAACCGTTCCTATTAAGTTGGCCTGCTGATACTACTACCACATTATGTCTAATTCCGACATAAGCCCTAATTTCTTCTGATATTGCTTTTACGTAATTATAAGAATTAACATTACCATTTCCTTTAAATCTAACAGAAGAACATAATCCTAAATAATCTACAATAACGGCGTCTGCTTTAAAATTCTTTTTTAAATCTAATTCATTCAAGAAATTATCAAAATCTAATGCATTAGCTATTGGATATTGTTTTACAATAATATCTCCAACAATTTTATCTTTTAATTTTTTAAATCTTTTAATATATTCTTGTTCTGTTACATTTTCTAAATCTGATAAGTTATAATCTAATAAATTAGCGTCAATTCGTTTTGCAATTTCTTCTTCTGACATTTCCATTGTGAAATATACAACATTTTTTCCTTGTACTAAATAATTTGCTGCTAAATCACATAAAGTTAAAGTTTTTCCTACATTAGAACCTGCCACAAATACATTTAAAGTTTTCTTAGAAAATCCTCCGTTTGTAATTTTATTCAAATAATCAATTCCAAAAGGAATTTTTTCTTCTTTTCTTGTATAATATTCATATCTATGTTCGGCAGAATTTAAATAATCTAATCCTATATCTTTATCAAATCCTACCGCCAATGCTTCCTGCATTATAGCAGGAATGGCTCCTACATCATGATTTTTATCCCTATTCTCAATAATATCTAAAGATTTTCTTAATGCTAAATAAATAGATTTATCTTTACAAAATTGTTCTGTTTTATCAATTATCCATTGAAGATTACTTTTTTCATCATATTCTTTTAATTCTTGAAGAGTTTCCATTAAAGAATTAAATAAATCTTCTGAAATTTTTTTATCATTAAAAGTTATTATTAATGCTTCATAAGTAGGATTAGAATTATATTTAAGAATATAATCATTAATTTCTTTAAATAAAAGATTATCAACAGAATCTTTAAAATATTCTTCTTTTAGAAAAGGAAGGACTTTTCTTGTATATTCCTCATTTGAAATTAAATTTTTGAATATAAGCAATTCCGTTCGCATTAAACCTCCAATCTTTCTTTGGCAATATTATAATACTTTTCTTCTTTTTCAATTAAAATATAATTTCTATTCAAATTTTTACAAGCTACCCCGGTTGTACCAGATCCTGCAAAACAATCTAAAATAATATCATTTTTCTTAGAAAATATATTTACAATTCTTTCAATTAATTGTATAGGTTTTTGTGTAGGATGGGTATTTTTTTCTTTAGACCACGGAACAATTGGAGAAATATCATGCCAAACATTACTTAATGCTCTATTAGATTGTCCATTTTTAATTCCCATTCCTTTTGTTTTCTTAGGAATATTAGAATATATTTTATTGTAACAATATTCATTTGATTTTATATACCAAAGAATATCTTCTCTTGTAGAAACTACATTAGTATTAGCGCCTCTTCCTTTAATCCTATCCCAAATAATCCAATTTTTAAGAGTAAAAAATTTATTACCTATATTAATTGTTTCACATACATTACTCCATCCTTGAAAAATTATTAAATTACCATCTTTTTTTAAAATGCGAGAGAAATGAGAAAATAATACCTCCCAATTCAAAATTTTTTCATCCCATTTTTCTTTATTATAATTTATTTCATAAGGAGGATCGATACAGATTAAATTTATAGATTCATTTTCAATATTATTTAAATAATCCAAACAATTTCCAAAATATAATTTATTAATTTCCATTAAACCTCCGTATATTCAGCTTCAGTAATCTTTTCTCCTTTATAATATTCGTCTACTGCTTCATTAAGTTCTGAATTATAATGTTGAACCACAACTTCAAATAAAATATCTCCTATATAATTTTTAAAATCATCAGCTTCTAATTTTTCTACTTTAATAGGACTTGCTTTAATTCCATAAGAAAAATTTACAACTAAATCTTTTTCTTCATTTTGATCAATCCTCACATTTCCATATTGATAAACAACATCTTTATATTTACCTTTTAATATTTTAAAGTAAATATTTCTATCATCTTCCACAACCATTTCATAATCAATTCCTTCTTTTAATTTATTCATTTTTATTTTTCTCCAAAATAATATTTTCCAAATTCTATTGTAATAGTAATAAAAGGGAAAGAAATTGAAAGATGAAAAGGATACTAATAATTATTCCATCTAATCCCAATCTCAAAATGCTTTTCAGTAAAAATATCAAACCTTCCAATAAATTTTTCATTTATTCCTTTACTACTTTATCAAATTCTTCTTCAATTTCTTCGTCCGAAATTAATTTTTCAGTAGAAATTCTAAATAATTTTTCAATTGCTTCATGAAAGGATTTTTGATTAATTATATCATCCCAAAATCTTTTATTATCAGTGTCTTTCAATCGATATTTTTTATCTTCAACTACTCCGTCTATAACTCTAGAATACCATCCATTAGAAGGTTTTATTACATGTCCGGTTTCCATTGCAATATCAATCAGACCAGAATATATACTAATTCCACCATCAAATTTTACTGTTATTGGGATTTTAGTTTTTTCTCTTACATATCTAGATTTTTCAATATTAATAATAAAATTATATCCTAATAATTCTGTTCCATCTTTTTCTTGTGATCTTCCGACAATCCAAACATTATCTGCAGAAAGTAGAGGGCCTTGACCTCCTCCTACAATGGTCTTAGGATAAAGAGGACCGATTTCTTGATATACATGATTAATTGCAATTAACGGGACATTTTTTTCTATAAGAAAAGGAGTAATAATTCTCCATAAACTTTTCAAAGTTTTTGCGCGAGTCATATCTCCAACACTTTTTCCTTCCTCCGCATCAGTTATTTCTTTTAAAGATGCTGCAGAACCTATAGAATCAATTATAATAATTAATTTATCATTAATAGGATCAATTTCTTCTAATTGAGATACTAATTCATGTTTTAATTGTTCTATATTTTTAAAAAATCCGTGTATAACTCTATCAGAATCTATTCCTACAGATTCAAAATAATCTTTTGGGGTTCCTCCTTCACAATCTAAAAATAAACACATTGCTTCTGGATATTGTTTAAGATACGCTTCTGCCATTATTAAAGAATAATTAGTTTTAAAATGCCTAGAAGGTCCGCAAATTAAAGTAGTTCCTCTCTTAATTCCACCTAATAATTTACCAGACAAAGCAATATTAATTGCATATACTTTTGTTGGAATGTTTTCTACATTATTAATAATATCTGATTTAGTTAAAGATTTAATATAATTTAATGTACTATTTTTTAGTAATCTTTCTTTTAAATTTGCCATATTTCCTCTTAATGTAATTTTTTAAATTCTACTACATTGTTAGAATATATTTTTATATCTTTATTCTTAATACTAGTTTTTTGTTTTGGTTTAGATTGATTTTTAAAATTACCAGAAGAAATATTCTTATATAAATCGTTTAAATTTACTTCTTCAATAACATTTCCTTCTATATCCAATACGAATGCAACTTCATGAATATTATTACATAAAAATTTAACAGTTTCAATTAAATAATAAAGATTATATTCATAAGAATCTGAAATCATGTCTGTTGCTATAGTAATAGCTCTTTGTTCTCCTAATTCTAAATCTTCATTATCCACTTCCGATTCTAAATCACTTAAAAAAACTGTAAGCTGTCCTTGATATTTAATTTGATTATCATCTTCATCTAAAAATTGAAAGGTTGAAAGCCCAATAGATTGAAAATTATATAATCCCCAGTTTTTAATTGTGCTTTGTTTAGATTTTGTCATTAATTCCTCTTTTGTAATATTTTAATATTAAATTACCACAATCATAAATTTTCTTATGTTTTAAATCTTTTATATCTTGATATATAATTTTATTATTATAATAAAGTAAATTAGGAAAAGTTTCCTTTTCTAATATAAATCCATATTTAATATATTTTAAATTATTAAATAATCTTTTATCAAGAATTAAATAAATTTCTTCTGAACATAACAATTCAATTAATTTATCAAATAATAAATTATTATTTAAAGTATATTCTATTTTAGTACAATCTCTAATTATCTCATATCCTTTCTCAATTTTATTAATTCCTATACAAGATAATAATTCTTCTTCATAATATAATCCATAATTATAATCACAAGAAATCCATCCTAAAATATGATTATTTTCATAAAATTCGTATGATTCTTCTTGTGATATCTCCTGTATTATACAACCATTTATATTTATTTCTTGATTTAATCCCAAATTATCTTTAATAATAGATTTTACAATTTCAAATTTATCCTCTACCTCAATATTCCAAAAATGTAATAAATTTATTCCTCTTTCTTTGCATAAATTGAGTTTAGTTAATAAATTATATTTATCTTTGTTAACTTCTTCAGAATGCCAATAAATTCCATTTACTTCAATTCCTAATTGATATTCTGGAATATAAAAATCAAGTTCTTTTCCATTAAGAATTTTTCTGTCGTTTTGAATATAATCAATGTTTAATTCATCAAGAAATAATTTTATTAATTTTTCTTGATAAGATTTAGAAAATCTTTTTATTTTAAATCCGTTTTTATAAAAATATTTACCTAATAAAGTCGAAGAAGATCTATATTTCAGCGAAAGTTGTTCTACAGGAATTTCATTATCAACATGTTCATTATAAATTTCTTTTAATCTTTCAGAATTATTAACAATTTCTAATTGTTCTAACGTATAATTTCTTTGAGAACTATATTCGGTTCTATGTTTCTCAAAATTTTTCTGTTTTATTTTATTCTTAATTTCTTCATTTTGAAATGGATTTTTATATCCATAAATTTTTTCTGAAGTTTCTTGAAATTTTCTTTTTATTGATTCGTTTTGTAGCGGATATTCTGTTCCGTACCTTTCTAAATTTGATTTTCTAATTTTATCCTTAATCTCTTTGTTTTGTATGGGACTATTTACATTATATTTAATCAAATTAGTTTGTTCAATTTTTTCCTTTATTAATTTATTTTGTGTTGGATATTCTGTTCCATACCTTTCTAAATTTGTTTTCTTGATTTTATTTTTAATATCTTCTAATTGAGTTCCATATTCTACTCCGTATTTTTTAATATTAGTTTGTTTAATTTTTTCTTTTATTTCTTGTAATTGAGTTGGAAATTTTGTTCCGTATTTTTCTAAATTGGTTATTTTAATCTGCTCTTTAATGTATTGGAGTTGAAAATGTTTTTCAACTCCAAATTTTTCTAAATTTGTTTGCTTAATCTTTTCCTTTATTTCTTGGTTTAATAAAGGAGTTTCTGCTCCATATTTTATTAGATTAGTATTTTTAATCTTTTCTTTAATTTGTTTATTTTGTGATACGTATTCTACTCCATATTTTTCTAAATTTGTTTGTCTAATCTTTTTCTTTATTGTAAGATTTGAATTTTTACAAGTATTTGAACAATGTTCTTTATATCCTTTATTAAAGGTATTAAATTTTACAACTTTTCCACAGATAGGACATCTAGGAATTTCTTTTATATAGTTTAATATACAATAAATTCTTTCAGATAATTTACAATCTTCAGATAAAAAGTTAGTGGAATTAACAATTTTATTATAAACATCTTTTCCATATATTTTTATAAAATAACTATTTCTAAAATAATTAGAATTATATTTGTTTATAAAATTTTCCTCTATCCACTTTTTCATATTTTTATCCAAATAAATCTTCTAAACTATTTCTCTTTTCCATACTCCACCCTATACATTCTAATATATTATTTAGAGGATCTTCAAATACTTTCTTAAATTGTGTATTATAATCAACATATCGATCCAATTCTAATTCTTTTGGAAGTTTTGAAGAAAATGCTATAATATTTTCTCTGATAGGATTAGGAATAGTCAAATAACAAAATTTAATCTTTTCTCCTTCATTTATCTTTTCATATATTTTATCCAATTTTTTATCTTTTAAAACTTTATTATAAAGTAAACTTCCTCGCACATGTATAGGGGTTCCTTTCTTATATATAGTTTCATTGGATTGATATTGTAAAAGTCCGTTTACTCCTCTCGGAAAAGCTATTTCCTCTACCGAACATTTTTTAAAATTTTGTTTAACTTCTTTAACAAATGATTGAAGTTCCTCCTCAGTGCCAGATAAAATAATTTTTAAACATTGTTTTAATTTATCTCTAACAAAGATAGGAGTGGAGGATCTTACCACTTCAAGTCCAGTATATTTAACCTTCGGCTCTGCATAAACAACCCCTTCATTTGATATAACATTTAACGCATATCTGCCCTTAGTAACAAAAACTCCAGATAAACAAATTTTTTCAATTTTAAAATCAATTCTATTATCGAACGAATTTATATATTTAGTAAGTTCCTTGCATTTATTATTTACATAAGGTTGAATTTTAGTTTCAACAGCTATGTTAATTTTATCGTAAACTTGCTCTTGTGATAATTGCGAATAATATTTATTTACAAAATCTCCAAGATTTAAAATACAGCTATCAGTATGAATATAAACCACATAATCAGTATTGTTATTATAACAAACTTTATTTAATAATTCATTAGCAGATTTTTCTGCTTGTTTAATAAACAATTTTCCAGTTGAAGTAATGGCTTCGGCAATTCTGGTATCATAAAATCTAAAATAAGAATTACCGCAACATCCATAAAAAGAATTAAGAACTAATTTAACTGCATTCTGAAGGTTATCAAATTTTGATATTAAATAAGATATTCTTTTCTTTTCTATTTCGTCTTTTTCGTATTCGTATAATTGTTCATATTCCTTTTTCTTATTCTTGAAATTTTTTCTTAAATCAAAAAATCCGCCAACAATTTCTGGAAATAATCCTTTTTTATCGGTTCTAAAAAATTGAAGATTTGGAGTAATTGTTAAATTATTTTCTTTTAAATAAGAAAGATCGATTTCTTGATTTAAGAGTTTTTCTAAAGTTACATTTTGATTTAAAATTTCTCTTAATTTGGCAGTATATTCAGAGGAATCTAATAAAGTTTCTGGAGAAATATTTTGAGTTACAATATTAGAAGGATATAGAGAAGTTGCATCAAGAGAAGCTAACCATCTATACAATCCTTTTAAAGTTTCTTTAATATAAGCCCCTTGATAATCTCCTTTTTCTCCTATTATTTTAACAGGGACTTGAATATTCTTTTTTCTTAAATGGTTATAAATTAAAGAATCCCCAACTCTTGTTTGGTGAAACACATCATCAAAATTAACTTTAGTTAGATAAGAAATTGTTATTACTAATTCTATGAGTTTACATTTTTGTTCTAACTGTTCTATTAATAATACGTCTTTAATGTTATATTCAATATATTTCTGATAATCGTTAGTATATAATTGATGAAGAGTATTGTATTCGTATTCTAATTTTCTTTCTTCTAATTCATTCCAAGCAATATCATCTAATTTATAAGATTCTTGAGATTTTCCTTCTGGATGATATTTTTTATAAATTTCTAAATAATCCAGATCACAAATACCATAAAGATTGTAAATTATTTCTTCGGAAGAATAATTTTTATTAATAGATTTAATTTTCTTTTCTCTAATTATATTCCACGGAGATAATTTTTTAGTTTCTTCTTCTCCTAATATCTTTTTAAATCTATTAACAATATATGGAATGTCAAATCTAGTTCCATTCCATGAACTTATACAATCTACATAATTTTCAGTCCATTTTCTTAAAAATTGTTTACATAAATCGTATTCATCTTCACAAGAATGATAAATAACATTTTCCGGAGATTTAAATTCTCCTATACCAAAAACATAGATATTTTTTTCATTAAGAATTTTGAAAGTAATTGCAGTAATAGGCTGGAAAGGATTTTCTGGCTTGGCAAATCCTCCTGTATTTGGATCAGAATTAACTTCAATATCAATAAGCCCTATTCTTAAATCATTTATATTCCATTCAATTTCATTTTCGAAATTTTCACCTATAAAACAATATTCAAAATTTTCATTTCCATAAATCTTAAAATTATCTATTTCTTTATAATTATCAATAAAATCTCTAGCTTCTTTTATTGAAAGAAAATTTATTTTTTTAAGGTACTCGTCATAAATATTTGTGAATTGAGTTTTTTTATTAGAAGGGACGTATAAAGAAGGTTTGTAATCAATTTTTCTCTGAATTCTTTTATTATTATGAATTCCTCTGTATAATATAGAATTCCCCCATTTTAATACATTTGTATAATAATCCATAATTCTCCTAAAAAAATAAATAGCTCCATAATTAAATTATGGAGCTAAATTTAGCTTTACATAATAATATTTTTAGTTGGAGTAATAATAGTCCCAAAAATTTGTTTATATTGTTCAATTACTTCAGAAACAACATTAAAAGTAAACATCACTTTATCAGTAGAAATTGTTATTTCTTCATCTTCTGAATAAGGAATTAAAGGAACAATTGCAAATTTATATTCTCCTGTATTTGAATTTGGCACCATTGCAATCCTAACAGGATTTTTAAATATATAAGAAAGAACTACTTCTTCGTTAGATTCAACTTCTGCTAAAACATCTTCCCCTGAAATTAATCTAAAACCTTTGATTTCACTCATATTTATTTCTCCTATTTTAAATTTCAAATGTTACTTTATAAACTTGCTTTACAATTTTATGAATTTCTTTTACTGTGGAATAAATACCATACCAAGAACATTTTTTTAAATTCAGAATCTCCTTTAGATTTATATGCAAAATGTTTACAAATTACCAATTTTTCAAGCGGGTAAGAAAACACTACAATGACCTTTTCTTCTAATCTAGTTGTATCATATCCAATATATTCATGCAGTCAAATCCAATCAACTAATTTATTTAAAGATTTAATAGAATATTCCTTCTAATATTTAATTACTTCAACTCCAAATTTCTTTAAAAATTCTATTCCACTAGAACTTCTATATTCGTTTAAATAATAAACCGATTTAATCCCTGCATTTGCTATTAACTTAGCACAACGTACACAAGGAGAACAAGTACAAAATAAAATTGCTCCTTCAGATGATATAGTAGATTTCATTATTTTTGAAATAACATTTTCTTCTGCATGAAAAACTTCTTCCTTAGTGCCTAATTTATAATCTCCTTTTTCATCTTTAAAAGAAAATTCATTAATATCTCCATGATAATGAAGATGTCTCTCCTCATATATTCCTACTAAATCTTTATAATAAACTTTATCTTCGCAAGAATTATCCCATCCTTTTGGAGTTCCATTATAACCTATTGAAATAATAGTATCATCCTTTACTAAAATTGCTCCTACCTTTAGTTTTTCAGCGTATGATAATTGCGCAGTTCTTTGCGCAATATCCATATAATAATCTATATATTTTTGTTTCATTTAATTAAAAACAATTATCTGATTGTTTCCTATGATAAAAAGTTGTAGAAGTATAATTATCTAAATAATAAAGTTCTTCTTCTAATTCTTTGCGATATTTCCAAGGAGTTTTAGAATCCCTTAAAATATTTTCAATAATTCTCTTGGTAATTCCTCTATGAGAAAGAGAATCTACAATAAATTCACAAGAATAATCAATTTGTTCGTTCATTCTAAACTCTGCAATTACTCTCCCTTCCTTTTTAATGAAATCATCCTTATTAGATCTAAAAGTCCATCCCGCCTTAATACAATATTGAAAAGTTGGTTTACCAATTCCAAAAGCAGAAAACCAAGAAGGTCTCATAACTTTTTCAACAGAAGAGACAATAGTAACAGCCAGTTTCTTAAAATCATTTCGTACATAATAGGTTTTAGTTTTCATAATATTCTCCAATTTTAATTAAATATTAACAATTTTTCTAATTTCTCTAATCAGAGAAGCATTTCCTTGCTCAAATCCTTTCCAAAATGCATTATCTACATTACCTGCTACATAATCATCTACAAGAAAATCGTCATTATCATATACTAATTCTACTTGACTATATTCATTGAATAGAGATTTTAATCCTGATACTTGTTTTTCTGATAATTTCATAATTAATTTCCTTACTTATAAACATATTTAATAGAATCTTTTCTTACGAATTTAAAGCCTTTTTCGTTCACGTTTCGTTTCACTCCTATATAAATTATACCATCAATTTCTTTTTCTAAAGGAATTTTAGATACAAAATATTCTTCATGATTAATTTTATTTTGAACTTTTACATATTCAATTTTCTCCATAAAAACTCCAAAATTTATATAAATTGGTGCCCTTAGTGGGATTCGAACCCACACTGTAAAGATTTTGAATCTCCTTTCTCTACCAATTGGAATATAAGGGCTTATAACTGTTTTTTCTTTTATAATATAAAAATATTATATCAAACTTATATCATCTTGTCAACTGTTTTTTTT